AAACAATGGAATATTTGAATTTTGGCACTAATGATCCATATGGACAAAAGGTAGTTTGGGAAGCTCAAACAACAGCAATAAAAGCGCCAAAAGGTAAAATCAATTCTTATATTAGATATGGTATTGGAGTAGATCATATATTAGAACTAATAGATTTGGGTTTACAGCTTGGTCTTATTAGTCAAGCCGGTTCGTGGTATACCTTTGAAGATGAGAAGTGCCAAGGACAAGAAAAACTATATGTAATATTGAATGAAAAGCCTGATTTGAGACAGGAATTAAAAAGAAAAATATATGAGATGGTGGGATTAAGCAATGTATGATAGATTAGATAAGATTTTAGAAGAATATAAGATACGTAGAAATAGGAGATCTCCTTGGATTAATGATCTTATGGATCAAATATCTCTTGAGGAAATATACGAAGATGATATTGTAATGGCTGATATAGCAAGGAAAAACATAAAAAAGTTGGTTAAAGAAATAGATTTTATTTTGTATGAAAATGAGATTTTACAAGATACATAAAATATGAAAGTCAAAGATTTTGCTGGTAATCTTCATAATTGGCCTCCTACTGGTCATGTTGCTCAACCAGATGATATAAGACCAAAATCAGAACTTCACTTAAAATGTAGACAACTTCTAAAAGAACTATATCCTACACGTCCCCCATTAGAAGAAGTGCCAATACCAGGAACCCGCCTCTTAATAGATTTTGTTCTACCACATAGGAATATATGTATTGAAGTTCAGGGACAACAACACTATAATGATATTTTCTTTTTTAATTCAAAAGCAGATTTTGAAAGATCAAAACAAAGAGATAGACAAAAACTAAATTGGTGTATTCTAAATAATCTAACATTGATAGAACTCAAATATAATGAAAGTACAGATGAATGGAAACAGAAAATCTTGTTGGCAAAAAATTAGAACAAATTGATGAAATTTTAACATCATATCTTAAATCATATGGAATAGATATTCACGCGAATGACAATAGTATAACTCAATACATAGAAATGTCAAAGGAGTCCATAGCAAAATTATCACAAGAAGAATGTTATGAAATTGCTCTTTTATTTCTACAAAAATCTACACAAATTCAAATGGAAATAAATAAGCATACTCGTACATATAATTGGGCTAACGAAAATATAAAAGCTTTTATAGCAGATAAAATAGGAAAATATGGTGGACAATATACGCCAGCAGAAATGAAGAAGACTATGGCGATACAAGATAATGATTATACTAAAAAACTATACCAAGTTGCTAGAACGACAAAGAATTATTTAGACACTCTGGAATACTTACCAATGTGTCTAAAAAATCACGCAGATTTCTTCAATAATTTAGCAAGATCAAAAAAACCATGACAAAATATTATGTAAGTTGTGAAAAGTTTACGTGTTTAGTTGAAACTAATGAATATGATACGATAATAGAAACTGCTCCAATATTACAAAAGTTTGTTGGACAGAATCTTAATAATTTAACTGACTGGATGAACAAAAAATTCTCCGATACAGAAATCTTAAATCTAAAAGACCAAAAATCATGAAAAAGAAATTACCAGAAGTTCTAAAAGATGCCATTTTGACAGGTGATTGGAATCTTGTTTGTAAAGTTTATACAAGTATTACTGGACTTAATATAGCACCACCTTCTATTCAACCAATACAATCAATACAACAAATACAATCAGAAATGTTGCCAACGCAACCTACTCCAATTCGTCAAAAACTTGTTGGTCGCCATCATAATAATACTTTTGTTGATGATTTTTCTCAAGCAAGACAAGATTTAAAATCTTCAAGAGATATGTCAAAACTTTATAATGATCATTTAACTGAAAGACGACCACCATCACAACTTGTAAATGTAAGATGTGGCTGTGGCCAAATTGATCAAGTATTACCAGAAATAGCCAGTCAATATCTTGTTTCAGCAGAAAATGGTGGATCTGAATATAAGTGTCAAAGGTGTATTAAAAAATAAAATATGTCTAAACTAACAGACATTATTACTGAGAAGATTGTGTTGGCTGGTTTATATCAACATGGTTCTGATTTATATTATGAAGTTGCTGATATTATAAATTCTGATTCTTTTAGTGATGAATCAAACTCTGCTATTTTTACAACCATAAAAAACATATATCTCAATAAACAATATAGTAAAGTTGATTTTCCGTCATTAGTATCCACATTAAATGAACTTGGATTTGGATATATTGTAGATGATAAGAATGAGCTGACACATCTAAAATCAATATCAAATACAAATGTTGAAAGAGAGAATATATATGGATGGTGTTTGAAACTAAGAAAACTACAAACAGCACGAGAATTACAACAATATTTGAGGGAAGCATCTAAAAAACTTGATGGAGTTATTGGATCTGAATCTTTTGACGAAATAATTGGAATTGCTGAATCTCCCATAACAAACTTTGCCCAATCATTAGAAGCAACTACAAAAGGTGATATAACACTTATCCATAATGGAGTTGATCAATATATTCAAAGTGTTGAAAATAATCCTGTAGATCTTATCGGTATTGGCACTGGTTATCAGAAGTTTGATTATCAAATTGGTGGTGGCATAAGAAAAGGAACTATTACATTACTAGGAGCGAGAACTGGTTATGGTAAAAGTTTATTTTCAATAAATGTTGGGTTGTTTGTTTCTCTTTATAGTCAAATACCAGTTCTTTATATTGATACAGAAATGGGGCTTATTGATCACCAACCTCGTATTTTATCTTCAATGACATATGATGATGAATATAAGGTTGGTATTAGAGAAATAGAAACTGGAAAATATATTGATGATGCTATAAAAACAAGAAATGTAAGAAATGCCCTTAATAAGTTCAAACAATCAAGATTTTATTATGCGAGCGTGTCTGGAGAAACTTTTGAATATCATTTACCCAAAATGCGTAAATTTATTTATCAAATAGTTGGTTTCAACTCTAATGGAGAAGCAAACGATTGTCTAATAATATATGATTATATGAAGATTGGCAGTGCTAATATGTTATCAAATAATATACAAGAACGTCAAGCTCTCGCTTTTATGATGATGCAAATGCACGATTTTGCCAGAAAATATCAAGTGCCAATCTTTATGCTTACACAACTAAATAGAGAAGGTATTGATAAAGAGGATCAGAGTGTCATTAGGGGTTCTGATAGCGCCCTTGACCCCGTAACAAACTTTTGTATTTTCAAAGAAAAAAGTCCAGAAGAAATAGCAAAAGATACAATACAGCAAGGAAATGCTAAGGTTGTAGTTCTCAAAAGTAGACATGGTGAAATAAATCGTGGAGGTTCATATATTTCTTTTCATAATATTGGTAAGTATGGCAAGGTTTTAGAAGTAAAAACATAAAAAAATATTATACGAAAGATATTCTTATTTATAATGAAACAATCTCAAGAAACACGTCAAGCATTTTTACAATATTTATCAGAGCAATCTGCTCAACAAATAGAAAATATTTTGAATTATTTTCATTTTGAATATCAGTGGCATGGCACCAAATACATAACAATGAAGTGTCCTATTCACGATGGTGATAATCCAACAGCGTTCAATATGTATATAGATAATGATGTGCCATGTAAATGGGTGTGTAATACTCATAGATGTCATGAAAGACCTGGTATTAGTGATAATATTATGGGTTTTATTATGGCATTATGTAAAAAAAAGAATCCAAACTTCAATAGTTATGATAAAGTTATTGGTTGGTTAGTTAAACAACTAAATATCAAAACAGACATCATAAACAAAAATAATAATCATAATGAGTTTGCACAAAAAAACAGAGCAAAAAAGTTAGATAATAGTATTAGTCCAATAACAAATCAAGTTTGGAGCAAAAATTGTCTTACAAGTTTGATTATACCAGCACAATATTATGTAAAAAGAAACTATTCAACAAACATTCTTAGAAAATATGAAGTTGGATTACATAAAAAACATCCACGAGTATTTTTTCCATTTTATGATTCATCATATAAACATATTGTTGGTTTTAGTTCTCGTTCAATATATGAGAAATGTTCAAAATGTAAATCTCACCATAATCCATTAAGTGAATGTCCATCAAATAAAACTAAAAAAGATTATCAAAAATGGTGTCACACAAATATTGATAAGAAGAATATTCTTTATAACTATTGGTTCGCCAAACCATATTTACAACAATATAAAACAGCAATCTTAGTTGAAGGACCAGGAGATGTGCTTCGCCTTGAAGATAACAATATACATTGTGCGGTTGCCTTACTTGGTCTTAACATAAGTGAAGGACAAAGAACTTTATTAGAAAAAGCCGGTGTAATCAATCTAATCGTTCTTCTTGATAATGATGATGCTGGAAATAAAGAAAAAAACAAAATAGAAATAAACTATAAGAGAGATTTTCGCATGTTTTTTCCAACTCTCATTTCAAATGATATTGGAGATGGTAATGAACAAGATATACAAACTATTAGAACTCTATTAAAGGAGCTTATATGATTATTGGATTTGCTGGTAAAAAACAAAGTGGAAAGAATACATCTGCTAATCTCATTGTTGGAACTATTTTACATTCAATTGGA